ACCCTACAGGTATAGCACAAACATCTATTAAACTTCCTAGAATGGCATTCTCTATTACTAGTATGGATTATGCTAGAGATAGAAAGCTACAATCAATTAATAAAGTAGTTTCTAAAAAAGATGTGAACGGTGTTAACGTCTATAGTAAAGTGTTTAATCCTGTTCCTTACGATGTTGGATTTAAATTAGAAATTCTTTCTAAAACTATGGAAGATGGTTTAAGAATAGTTGAACAAATCCTCCCATATTTTACACCAGAATGGACAGTATCTGCAAAATTATTAGGAACTGAATTTGATAATGTTACTGATATTCCGTTGATACTTAACTCAGTTCAGATTGAAGATCAGTATGAGAATGATTTCTTAGCTAGAAAAGTATTAACATTTACGTTAAACTTTACTATGAAGACTTACTTCTACGGACCCGTTACAGAAAGTAAGATTATTAAGTTTACTACAGTTAACATTTATCCTGATACGACTGCAAACAACGGTATTGTAACTACTACTATCAGACCTGGATTAACTGTCGATGGTGAACCAACATCAAATGCTGAATTATCTGTAGCACTTTCACAGATTGATGAAACAGATAATTACGGATTTATTATTGATATAGTGGATAAAAATAATGGCTAAAGATATGATCTCACAATCTCTAGGAATAGATCCTATAGAAACACCTACCAAGGTCACTCAGGTTCTTCCTGCATTAAAAGCTCAGAAGAATGATGACTATGAGTATGCACGTAGAAACCTTTATGACATTATAGAAAAAGGTAATGATGCATTAGAGCATATTGTCGATATTGCTAAACAATCAGAATCAGCACGTGCATTTGAAGTCGTTACTAATCTTATCAAGACAATGGCAGAAACAAACAAAGATCTTTTAGCACTAGCTAAGACTAAGAAAGACTTAGAAAAAGAAGATAAGCCAGCTGAAAATAATGTGACTAATAATAACCTATTCGTAGGTTCTTCTGCAGAACTATTAAAGATGATTAAAGATAAGGCTAATGAGTGAAGGTAAAATTATATTATTAACTGATATTTACGAAACTAAAAGACGTAAAGAAGAAGAATTAAAATTTTATCATGAGCAGCTTGAGAAGCTAAAAACTAAAATGTTTTTCCTTCAAAAAGATATAGATATAACAAACCTTTGTATCGAGCTTATAGAAAAAGAAAAGGTTGTAGAAATTAAAAGAGCAATCAAAGATGAGCGAGATATATCTAGGTAATAAAAACCTAAAAAACAAAGACGTAAAAATACAATATACAAAAGAACAAATTCAGGAGTACATTAAGTGCGCTGAAGATGTTAACTACTTTTGTGAAAAATACGTTAAAATTGTATCTGTTGATAGCGGTCTTATACCTTTTAGACCGTTTGAATATCAAAAGAGAATGTTTAATACATTCGATCAAAACAGATACACAGTATGTAAGATGCCTCGTCAGGTTGGTAAAACTACAGGTGTCGTTGGATATCTTCTACATAAGATCTTATTTAATGAGAATTATAATATTGCCGTTCTTGCTAACAAACAGGTCCAAGCAAGAGAAATTCTATCTCGTATACAGCTTGCATATGAATGGCTGCCCAAATGGATGCAGCAAGGAATAGTAGAATGGAACAAAGGAAACATAGAACTTGAAAATGGTTCAAAGATCTTAGCATCTGCAACATCTTCATCTGCCGTTCGTGGTCAATCCTATAATCTAGTTTATTTAGATGAGTTTGCGTTCGTCCCACGTAATGTTCAAGATGCATTCTTTGCTTCAGTTTTCCCTACAATTTCATCTGGTACTACTTCAAAGCTTCTCATCACATCTACACCAAATGGTATGAATCTATTCTATAAGATCTGGACAGATTCTGAGAATGGTGAGAATGATTATGCAAGAGTTGATGTTCACTGGTCTGATGTTCCAGGTCGTGATGAAGCTTGGAAAGAAAGAACTATCCGTGCTACATCAGAAGATCAATTCAAACAAGAGTTTGAGTGTGAATTCTTAGGATCATCAAACACTCTAGTTCACCCTTCTACTCTAAGTAAACTAACTTATTCAAGACCATTGAGAGTACAGGGTGGTGTTAAAGTATATGAAGAACCAATCAAAGACCATGTTTATGCCATAACTGTAGATGTCTCTGAAGGATTAGGATTAGATTCGTCTGCATTCGTAGTAGTAGATTGTTCTCAGGTTCCTTATAAGGTAGTTGCTACATTTAAAGATGCTAATATATCTCAGTTACTATTCCCAACACTAATTCATAATGTTGGACGTTATTATAATGATGCAGCTGTTCTTGTAGAAATTAATGTAGGATCTCAGGTTGTTAATATCTTACATCAGGATCTAGAATATGAAAATGTGATCATGACTAGAATCTCAGGTAAGAAAGGAACCACTGTTGGAAATGATGCTGGTCAATCTAGACTGGGCATCAAAACTACGAAAATCACTAAAAGAATCGGATGTGCTAATATAAAATCTATCATAGAAGATAGCAAGATTATTCTAAATGATTATGATATTATCAACGAGTTATCCACATATATTGTTGACGGAACTACGTATAATGCAGAAGACGGATACCATGACGATTTAGTAATGTGTCTCGTCTTATTTGCATGGATGATCCAGCAGAATTACTTCAAAGATGTCTCAAATACAGATATCAGAAGACGTATGATGGAAGAGCAAGAAGATACGTATGCTCCATTCTTTATAGATGATGGTCACCCAGAAGACATGAATAATAAGATACTCAGCGATCAATCCTTTGAAAGGTTTCTTCTAAACTAGGATTTTATAAATAATCGTACTGGATATTGAGTTATTTTATTATAAAGGAGAAACCAATGCCATTTCAAGTAAGTCCTGGTGTTAACGTATCAGAAATTGACTTAACTACAATTGTGCCTGCAGTAACATCTACTGTTGGTGCTATTGGCGGCGTATTTCGCTGGGGTCCTGTAGAAGATAGAGTTCTTATCTCTTCTGAGGACGAGTTAATCAATGTTTTTGGTCGTCCAACTGCCAATAATTTCGAAACATTTTTCACAGCTGCAAATTTCCTAGCATATGGAAATCAACTATATGTATCTAGAGCTGCAGGCGCAACTAACTTTAACGCAATTGCAAACACTGGTACTGCAACTACATCCGCTTCAATTATTAAGAATTTAAACGATTATATTGCCAATGAAAGCACATTAACATCTAATACAGATATTAATTTCTATGCAAAATATCCAGGCTCACTTGGAAGTTCACTAAAAATTTCTATTTGCCCTGATGCAACTGCATATTCTAGTGCAATTAAAGCTTCATCTGCAGTAGCAAATAGTGACCTAACAATTTCAATTGATCTAGGTTCTAGCACAATTAACTTCACAGGTGGAAACACATTTGCAGTTAATGCAGCTTCTGATGCATACAGTGCACTTAAAGTTGGTGATTATATCCTTATCGGTAACACCACTATTGGAACTCAGTATGTAAGATTAAACAATATCGTAAATCCAAATGGTGGTACATCATTCACAGCTACTATTGACGGTGTTCAGAAACTTAAGAGCAACTGGTCAAATTCAGGAGCAGCTGGTGACACAGTAGCAACTAGATTCTGGGAATACTTTAACGCTGTAGATGCTGCACCTGGTAGATCAAATTGGGTAGCACAAAGAAATGCTAATACATCAGTAAAAGATGAAATGCATATTGTTGTAGCTGACGAAGATGGTGCAATTTCTGGTGTTCCTGGTCAGATTCTTGAAGTTTGGAAGAACGTATCTCGTGCAACAGATGCACGTGGTGAACAGGGTGGTTCAACATACTACGGTGATGTTCTTAAGAACAACTCACAATGGGTATGGCCTGGTAATGACCTCTTTGGTAAAGCAACATCTGCATCATTAACTGGTCTATCTAATAAGTCAGTAAGAACTATGTCATTTGCTGGCGGCGGTTCTGATGATGCTGAAACCGGTATCTCTCTTGCAAAAGTAATGACTGCATATGATTTGTTTGCATCTTCAGAAGATGTTGACATTTCTCTTGTACTTGCAGGTCGTGCTTATGGTGGTTCTGGTGAACAGCTTGCTAACTACATCATTGACAATATCTGCGAATCAAGAAAAGATTGCGTAGCATTCATTTCTCCAAATAGTACAGATGTTGTTAATGTTCCAAATCAAGAAGCAAATAAAATTGTATCATTCCGCAATCTGCTTCGTTCAACATCTTATGCAGTACTCGATTCTGGCTATAAATATCAATACGACAAGTATAACGATGTTTATCGTTGGGTACCACTAAACGGTGATATTGCTGGTCTCTGTGTAAGAACTGACAATCTCCGTGATCCATGGTTCTCACCAGCCGGGTTCAATCGTGGTGCAATTAAAAACATTGTAAAGCTTGCTTACAATCCTGATAAAGCTGATCGTGATCTTCTTTACAAGAATGGTATTAACCCTGTAGTTAACTTCCCTGGTCAAGGTGTTGTTCTCTACGGTGATAAGACTCTCCTAGCCAAGCCATCGGCGTTCGATCGTATTAACGTACGTAGATTGTTCATTGTGCTTGAAAAGGCAATTTCTAAGGCAGCTCAATCATCACTATTCGAAATGAATGATGATTTTACAAGAGCAGCTTTCCGCAATCTAGTTGAGCCTTATCTACGTGATATCCAAGGTCGTCGTGGTATCTATGACTTCAAGGTTGTTTGTGATACTACAAACAATACACCAGAAGTTATCGATCGTAACGAATTCCGTGGTGATATCTACGTTAAACCAGCTCGTTCAATCAACTTCATCCAGCTTAACTTCGTTGCAGTACGCACCGGTGTAGAGTTTGATGAAATCGTAGGCAAGTTCTAAGGGGAGAATGAAAAATGGCTTTTAATATAAATGACATTCGCGCCCAGCTTACCTTCGGTGGTGCACGTGCAAGTCTATTCCAAGTAATCATCAGCAACCCGGTCAACCCGGTTGCTGATATTAAGACTCCATTCCTCTGCCGTACTGCGCAGATTCCTAGCTCAACACTAGGTACCATCGAAGTACCGTACTTTGGAAGAAAGCTTAAGATTGCTGGCGATCGTGTATTTGATCCATGGACTGTTACAATTATTAACGATGAAGATTTCCTCGTTCGTAATGCTATGGAACAATGGAATAACTCAATTCAGTTGTATCAACAGAATATTAACGCTCTCGGTTCAGGAGCTCCTTCACTCTACAAGTCACAGGCAACTGTAACTCAGTATGGTAAAGCTGGAGAAATCCTAAGAGTGTATCAGTTCAATGGTATCTTTCCACAGATTGTATCACCAATTGATCTTGACTGGAATACAACAGATGAAATTGAAGTATTCCAAGTACAATTCCAGTATGATAATTTTGAAGTATTGAATAGCATCACCGGCAACGCAGGTGGTTCATAATCATTAGGGATAGGGCCGTCCTAAATATCAAGACGGCCCTCTTTCTCTAAGGAAAATATAATATGGCAGTACAGCTTTTTGGCTTTGAAATCAAAAGAAAAGATGAAAAACCGGTTGAATCGTTTGCACCAACGATCAACGATGATGGCGCAGTAGTTGTAGCTGCAGGTGGTGCATATGGTACCTATATCGATCTTGACGGTACCGCAAGAACAGAATCAGAATTAGTCTCTAAGTATAGAGAAATTGCTCTAGAAGCAGATATTGATCGTGCAGTAGATGATATTGTTAATGAAATAGTAGATACAGATGCAGATCAAGTAGTTGATATTAATACAGATAAACTTGATTATTCTGATACTGTTAAAAATAAAATTAGAGACGAATTTCAAAATATTGTAGACCTTCTTAACTTTAACAACGAAGCATATGAATTAGTTAAGAGATGGTATATTGATGGAAGAATGTACTTCCATGTAATTATAGATGAAGAACAACCACGTTTAGGTATTAAAGAACTTCGTTACATTGATCCACGTAAGATCCGTAAAGTAAGAGAAGTTCGCAAGAGACCAAAAGGTAACATCACTGTTACTATGAAACAAAATGAGTATTTTGTTTATAACGAGAGAAACTTCTTACCTGCAGGTGGTAATGCTGGTCTTCCTCTAGATACTGGTGCAACTCAAGGTATTAAAATATCTGTTGATTCGGTTGTACATGTTACATCTGGTCTTATGGATAAGAATAACTCGTTTGTTTATTCATATCTACAAAAAGCTATTCGTCCACTTAACCAATTGAGAACTCTTGAAGATGCAACAGTTATATACCGTATCAGTCGTGCTCCTGAACGTCGCATATTCTATATTGACGTTGGAAATCTTCCTAAGATAAAGGCAGAACAATATCTTAGAGAAATGATGGTCAAGCACAAGAACCGTCTTGTGTATGATGCAACCACCGGTGAAGTTCGTGACGATCGTAAGTATATGACGATGTTAGAAGATTATTGGCTTCCTCGTCGTGAAGGTAACCGTGGTACAGAAATTACTACATTACCAGCTGGTCAAAATCTAGGTGAATTACAAGACGTTGAATACTTCCAGAAGAAGCTATTCCAATCACTTAACGTTCCTATCTCACGTTTACAAGGTTCAGAAGCAGGATTTAATCTAGGCCGTGCTGCTGAAATTACTCGTGATGAAGTTAAATTTACTAAATTTGCTGGTCGTTTAAGAAAGAGATTTTCTCAACTCTTTATGAAGGCTCTTGAGAAGCAATTAATACTTAAGGGTATTGTTTCTGAACAAGACTGGCCAGAAATATCAAATGCAATTAGTTTTGATTTTGCGATTGATAACCATTTTGAAGAATTTAAACAGGCTGAAGTTCTTCAAAATAGATTACAAAATCTTAATAACATTCTTCCTTACATTGGTAGATTCTATTCTGATAAGTGGGTTCGTAGAAACGTTCTTATGCAATCAGATGAAGAGATTGAACAAATGATAGAAGAAATAGCAGATGAACAAAGTCATCCTACCCCGGATGGTGATGAGACATTAGACGGTGAACAAGACAGTAATGTGGTGCAAGCAAAACCTGGTATAGTACCTAATATAGATGGGGCTGGCAGGTAATTGCTTATTTTTATAAATAAATTATAGAGTTTTGGAGGCAAAATGAGTGACGTTGAAGATATTTTAGCATATGCTTGGAATAAAGATGCAGTTAACCTTGGTCCTGCAATCGATGCAGTTATGTCTGCAAAAGCAGCTGCAGCTATTCAAGATATGACATCTACTGTTGCAGCTTCTTTGTTTGGTCAAGAAGCACCGGTTGGTAATGAAGAAGAGCCTCTAGCAGATAGCACAGATGATTTTTCAGATCAACCCGTTGAGGAACCAACAGATGAAAACGTTTAAGAATAGTATCGATGAAGTAGCTGAGCCTCTCTCTCAAGGAGAGAAGAACTTTAAAGCTGCTCATGTTGTAGTTAACAACAAGAAGCTTGTTCCAGGTGTCACTGATCAAGATCATGTATTCAATGGTCTTGCAAGAAAGCTCGACAAGCCAACTGCTTCATATGAAATTTATAAGTCTGAAGATGAGTCTAAAGAAAATTATGATAAGGGTCTTAAAGTAAAACAAGATCCTTATGCAGAAGAAGTAGAGATAGTAGATGAAGGCGGTAAGAATAACTGGGATAAAGTTGCTAGACATCATATGAATGATACTCTTGGCAATAGAATGCTTAAAAAGAAAGCATTACCTAGAGTTGGTCCTTCAAAAGAAGCTCTTAGAAAACTAGCCACACAAGCAACCCATGTTGGTGCTAAGATTAAAGAAGCTCATGAAATTTCAGATGAAGAACTAAATGAAGTTCTTACTAAGAAGACACCTGCTTCAAAGTGGATTCATGACTTTGTTCATTCAGATAATCCTAAGTTTGCTGGTAAGTCAACTAAAGAACGTCAGAAGATGGCTCTTGCTGCTTACTATGCAAAACAGAATGAAGAAGTAGAAAACGTTGAAGAAGGTATTCTAAAAGGTACAGCTTCACTAGTTAAGCATATTGTAAAGGTACCTGCTAAGGCTGCTGGTAGAGCTGCAATGGGCGCTGTTAATGCTGTTCATAGTGTTGCTGGTGGTATAAAAAACACAGTTAAAGACGTTAAAGATGCTTCTAAGAATGTCAAGAAAGCATATGCAGAAGAAACTGTAACTGAAGATGTTGATTATGACTATGAAGGTGAAATGGCAAAAGCAGAACTTCGTGCTATCTGCGATAAAGCAGATCAACTAGCAGACATGATGTCAGATGATCAACAGCTTGAAGCTTGGTTACAGTCAAAGATTTCAAGAGCTAAAGATTATATCGATGCAGTATATGACTATATGATGTATCGTGATAAGCCTGCTGCAGATATGCCTGCTCCTACACAGTCATCATCAATGGCATCTACTTACGGTTCATTCTTAAACCGTATGGGTGAAGAAACAGAAATAGAAGAAAAAGAACTATCACCAAAGCAAAAGAAGATTGCAAAATTAGCTGGCGATCCAGAGAACATTGACGCTCATGATCTTGCTGCTCTTCGTGCTGGTAAAAAGGTGGCTGAAGAAGTTGAAGAGATTGAACTCAAGAGTCAAGCATTAAGAAAAGCTTTTGAAGCTCTAGATGGTTTAAAGTAATAAAATGGTAGATAAGAAGATAGACAAGAAAGATAAAGAAAGCAATTTTGATCACGAAGCTTTTCGTAGACAGATTGTCTATCTTCATAAGCCTGATATTAATAAGAAGCATATAGAAAAAGCTGCTAGAAACATAGAAGATAAATTTTCTTCTCATTTCTCTACTTCAATGACAGGTAGATCAGTTAAACATATGCCTAAGGAAGAAACTGTATCTACTTTAGATGTAATTAAAGAGTTTAATGGTTTTGCAGAATATAGAAAAAGACAAAAAAGGCATCGTATGAGAGATGCAATTGCATCCCACGATCTAGGGGCAAGACAAGCTAGAATTCAATCAGTTAAAACAGGCATGACTAAACGCAACGAGGAACTAGAAATGGATGAAGCATTACGTTCAGATATAATTAAAAAAGCTTCTAAAGATGCAGCTGCACGCTCTGCTGATCCAAGAACTAAACCAGGCGCTGCTCCTTCTTGGTTAAACAAGGCTATTAAAGATAGCGCTAAAAAGAATATGCAAAAAGAAGAAGTAGAACTAGAAGAAGCAGTCACAGTTAAGACTAGCAAACATTCCTGGGGTAAGATGATGACCGTACATCATGGTTCATCTCATTCATTCCCATTACATCCAGAACATCAAGAAGCAATTGCTAAACTTAAAGATGGTGAACACACAACATTCACTGATGAAACTAATTCAAAGGTAACTGCACACAGACAAGGTGATACTGTTCATCTATCGCTCCGTGGTTCAAATACTAAAACTCCAGTTGCTATGTCTCACTTTAAAGAAGAAAAAGAAACATCACAAAAGAGTAAAGATGCTCTTATGAATTATTGGAATGATTTAAACAGAGAAGCTGGTAATGAGTTGAGAAGAGATAAAGTAAATAAACTATTAGCTGCTAAAAAGAAAGTAACTAAAGAAGATATTGAACTAGATGAAGCCAAGCGCGGACGTCCTCGTAAAGATGGTACAAAACCAGCTAGCGATGATGACAGTCAAGAAGCAGATAAGAACATTCATACCCAACTTCATAAAGTAATCTCTGCTAATAAGCCAGTTACATTTAACAATGGTAAGACACATCAGATTACTGCCCAACATGCACATAAAGC